TGTGTGTGGAGTCAGAAATCCTTTCTGCAGAATATGCCAGAAAAGACCATCTGCCAAGCACAGGAGAGGTAGGCTCAACAATGGGATAATACTGCTTACCCTTATGGGTAAACAGCTTTAATATCATCTCATCGATGAACTTGGCAGTCTCCCAGTTACCAGCCATAAACAGCCGGTTCCTGAGGCTTACCAAACCCTCCACCTCCTGGACGTCAGCCAGTGACGAAGGCAACCGATAGCGGCACTTCTCGACAGAAACGTCGAAGCCGCGAAAGTATTCCTTCCCGCAACTCTCTCTGAAGTTTCCACTCCAGAAAGACTTGTTAGAGTTAACCAGGTACCCAAAAGCACCTAGTTCTCTTATCACCGGTTGCACATATTTTCCGGGGATAACGATGTCATCCCCATAAACGCGCACCCGACCCTTGAACGACGCAATGTCGTCCTTGGTAAGTGGCCGTCCTTGCTCTTGCTCGATCGCCATGAATATGATAGTCAAGAAGACCATCGCTTCTAGCGGGAAAGTAAGAGCAGAACCCATCGACGCGAACTTGGCCAAACGGATTACTCCGTGACCAGGTACGTCAGCCTTCCGACTACGACACGCCTGGATTCCCTCGCTTACGCGCGGAAATCCCTTCGTTAGGAGTCGTACATGCTGATTGGAAACGCGGTCGGAGGCCTCACTAAGATCTAGTGTGGCCAAATCCCCGTAAAGGGATCCTTCTTTTGCCATTTGCTGATTAGGCTCTTGGCGTTGGAAGCCGATCATCCACCTATAGGAGAAGTGACGCCCCTCTAGGTTGGACACCAGGTTGTCACTGATTGCCTGCTGCATATATTGCATTGCAGTCGGCTCAGCGGCAATAATCCTTGGCGTTTTCATCGTCTTAGGCACCGCGATCACCCTCACAGGGATCTCGGCACCGGGCGTCAGAAACTCAACATGGTCCACTTCTTTCCAGAAGTGGTGGTTGGGGATTGCGTAATCCAGATATTGGAAGCAATCATCCAACCTCTGGGGCCACTGATTGACGAGGAACTTTTGGTTCCCCTTAAGTCGATCAGCTGTGCCACCAGGGCCATGCTTTGGGATAAGGTCACCCTCCTTAATGGCTTTTTCTAGCCACCAAAGAGGCTTACTCCAAAGTTTACTCGCGACAGTTTCAAACTGCTTTAGCCGCAAGGCATAAAGCATGTCTGGAACTTGTGAGTCGCGATTTTTGAGTTCTGACTCAATCTCAACATACTGACGGAAGGCAGCCTGAATCCTCTTCTCAGAGCATTCAAGCTCGATCTTGCTGAAAAACAGACTAATCTGTCTGACAGCTCGAACAGCCCTCTCATCAGCA